TTTTTGAAATATTGCAAGTTCTGTTTTTCTGAGGGGTGTAGGAGGCTGGGTTACAGATAGTTTTTGGTACGAAAAAATAAATAATTTTTTGAAAAACCAAAGTAATTTTGTGTGATATTGATGTCTTTAGTTGCAATATGACCTATGGTTCACATCAAATGTTTAGGTCTTCGCCTCAAATGTTTGTTATTTTCGCTCGTAATTTTTTGTTGTCTTTTGACTGCGGCTGCTTTCATGCGCTTTCGTTTCTGATTTGGTTTTTCGTAATATTCTCTTTTTCTGACCTCTTGGACAATACCTGCATTGAGGCATTTTTTCCTGAATATCCTTAATGCTCTTTCAAAAGGCATATTCTTAGAGTTAATGCTTGGCATCCGCTACCCTATCAAATGTAAAACCTTTCTTTCGCATATAGTGCACTTTAGACCGAATTGATTGCGCAGAGCGTCCTAGCTGTGATGCTATAATGCTCATTGGAACTTTGTTATAGTTCTCTCGCAAGTATTTTATTTCTTCGTCAGTCCAAGTTCTCATATTGATATTATACTAAAATTAAACACATTTGTCAAGAACTATTTTTGTTTAACATGACGAAAGTTCTTGACTTCGCGCTTATTATCTAGTATAATAGTAGTATAAATAAAATTAAGGAGAAAATTATGGAATTATTCGGATTTAATGAATATCAGTGGCTAACAGTTGCCATTTGTGCGTCAGGAATCTTCTTTTCTATAGGTAAAAAGATTGGAATTTCAGATACCCTCGACTATTTAAGGCGTCAGGGTATGATAGATTATGATGACTGAAAATAGTTCTTGACATTAAGTTCAGAATTTGCTATAATAACAAAGTAAGTGAAAAAATCGCTTATTTATTTTAACAGCATACCGAAAGGGTGCTAAGCGTGACCGAAAGGCACTACAGGAGAAAATACTATGGTAGCACAACAACTACATAGAGAAATACTTAAAAACTTTTGGCTAGGACATAATCCAGCTTGGTTCGACCAAATGGACAACAACTACCCAAGATATAATATAGTGGAGGGCAAAAGTGGATTCAAACTTGAAATCGCTGTGCCCGGTTGGAGTAAAAAACAACTATCCGTAATTCAAAGAGATAACGAATTGCGTATAAAGGGTGTTAAAGACAGCGAAGGAGGTGATAATTATCTTCATCGAGGGTTAAGCGGGAAGTCATTCGACAAAACATTTATCCTCAATTCCGACCTTAAAGTAGATACCATCAAACTTTTAGATGGACTACTCACAGTCAATATCACGAAAGACATGAGCAAAGAGGTTCAGTTCGATATCGACTAAGACAAGCGGGGGAGAAAAACTCCCCCACTTTCCTCCACAGGAAACCAATTATGAGAATAGGAAACAAAGGAATAGATTTAATAAAGCACTTTGAAGGGTGTGAACTAGAGGCATATAAGTGCCCAGCAGGCGTGTGGACAATAGGATATGGACACATAAAAGGCGTTTATGAAGGAATGACAATAGATTCTTTTCAAGCAGAAGAAATGTTAAAGTCTGAATTACACGAGTACGAAGGCTATATAAATGACCTAGTAACAGTAGAGCTAAATCAGAACCAATTTGATGCAATGGTATCATGGGTATACAATTTAGGAGGGGGTAACCTCAGGGCTAGTACTCTTTTGAAGGTTCTTAATGCAGGCGACTATGCAGGTGTTCCAGCACAAATGATGAGATGGAACAAGGCAGGTGGTAAAGTATTAGAAGGACTAACAAGGCGTAGACAAGCCGAGGCTGACCTATTCGGCACATGAAAAAATTCTTCCAACAGTTGTGGCAGAAAATTTATAAGTTTCTGCTCATTATTTGGAACGCGTTAGTTTGGGTTTATGAATGGCTCAAATACAAACTGTTCCCTAGATGGCAACTCAGCGTAAGTTACAATTCGACTTGGGGAGATGCTGATGATAAACAGTATATCGTCCAAAAATTTATTAAAAAGCAACCAAATTTTATTAAGTTTGTAAACGATGATGGTGATACCATAGAGATAAGGGGAGCTGAAGGGCTCAACTATAGGATAGAACAGTTATGAATCAATTACTAATAGGAATTATTATAGTATTAAGTCTAGGGAGTTATTATTTATATAACCAAAACCAAGTCTTAACAGCGAATAATGTAGCACTAGAAGGTGCGGTTGCTACTCAAGAAGCAGCGATACAGAATATGCAGAACGATTTTGCTCTGCAAACAAAGCAGCTAGGGGAACTTCAGGCTAAGTCCCAAGCTACTCAACTAGAGATGAATAGATATTTAGATATATTTAAGCGTCATAATTTAACCAAACTAGCAGCGGCAAAGCCGGGTTTGCTAGAGCCTAAAATCAACAAGGGAACGAAACATGTATTTGAATCAATCGAAGAAATTAGTAGGACTATTGACACTCTCGATAATGGCGTCGAGTTGCAGTCTAATCCCGACTAAGCAAATAGAAGTCACGGCGAAGCCGATGGATAGGATTATAACACAGCCTGTGTTACCTAGAGAGATTGATTTGAAAGAACCACTATGGTATGTAGTGAGTGATAAAAACATTGATGAGTTTCACGACAGGTTGACAAAGGAACATGGCCAGATAGTATTTGTGGCTATGTCTATCCCTGATTATGAGTTGATGAGTTATAATATGCAGGAATTAAAGCGTTATATAACCGAACTCAAAGAGGTCGTAGTCTACTATGAAAAAGTGACCGACCCAGAAGCTTTGAAAAATGAAACAGATACCAATTAAGAACATATTATTATTACAGAAACTAGATAGTTTCGCAACAAATTTATATCAAATGCCCCACTCGTTTGAGGCATTACCAAAACCAGATTTAACATTTGCCACATTAAAGACCTTGATGGCAGATAATAGTTTTGTTGGATACCCAAAATCCCACAACTACCAAGACTACAGCGGCCAAGTCGCTCCAGTACCTAGTGGTAGACATAAGAAAAGATTAAGAACAGAAAAGTATTTCTTTCAAAAGTTTTTTCAGTATGGAATGGGAGAACATTTCCAGCAACATGAGAAGTGGTATTTCGATACCTTAACAGTTATGCCGCCAAGGTGGGGATTCACAGGTTGGCACAACTCTAAAAACAAAGGCAGAAACTTTATTAGATTTATTCACAACTCAGGTAGTGGTTATTCAATATCAGTAAGAGAAAAGAAGTCTACAACTGTTAAAGACCAGAGAAGAACAGTAGGTGCAGGAAACTGGACTTGCATTTCAGGACATATGGGCAAAGATGGAAAGACTTGGTTTGCTGATTGCAATACAGGTAGCAGACCTAGAGCAGTAATAGACATGAGTATCCCCGAACGCTACACAGCCGAGATAGAAGGCGCTATTAACTTTATAACCAAATACTGATGAATGAACTACACTCCATTTTATGACCTAGCAAAAGACGCAATACGCTACATGAACCCAGAAAACGACTGGCGGTTTATTCATGCAGACAGTTATTCCTTCTATAACCTACTCCCAAACGCAAAATATTCTTCTAGCTTTCCCTTATGGGAAGAGCTACACAGTTCTATATTTGCTGAAATAAGGCAAAATATAAATATCCCTAACGCAGTTATAAATAATATAACACTTGTAAAAGCAAGTAAACATACTATATGCCACCCTATAAGACCGCATTGCGGCATAATCGGATTAGAGGGAGAAGCTTATTGCGCAATTAGAAACGGCGACCCAGAAGATACAAAACTACTAGCTCACAGAGCCATGCATATGCATAGTCCTAATTTGATGAGATGGGGAGATTATAACTCTTTTGGATTTAGTGTTGCAATGGGAGAAAAGCCAATATTTCCAGGCAATAGAATATGTAATCTATATCCTGAGGATAAGTGCGTATTCTTTTATTATTCGATTAACGACCCGAAAACAAAAAAGGGTGCAATACCTATTGAACCAGCACAAAGAGGCACAGGATAGTATGGAAACGATTAGAATATTTGTAGGAACAAGTGAGTATGAAGATAAATGGATTGAGAGAATCCTAGTATATACTCTATTAAAAAATACAGATAGAGAATTAGATATTACATTTATGCGACCTAGTATGTTTAAAGACTGGAATACAAATGGTTGGGGAACACCTTTTACTTGTTTTAGATATGCAATACCTGAAATGTGTAATTTTAAAGGTAGAGCAATTTATATGGATTGCGACCAAATGAACTTCCGAGA